TCAAATAACAGTTTAGCAAATTCTGTTGATGGTTTAACTGATGTTTATACATGGATATCATATTTTAAAAAGTTAAAATTAGATTTTAATTTAGGCGGTCCTGGGTATATATTAAATTTATCGGGCACAAATATGCCTGCATTAAGCAACGCTAATATCGGTAATGTTAATTTACTGATATCGGAAGATTATCAAGTACTCACGTCGTCTCCAAACCCCTGGACGGTTATAATGGGCAGTAAACCGGTGCGTGAAAGTCAGCAATCAATAGCTCGTTCAACAGCTATAGCTCGAGCCGATCAAGAAGTTAGAGATTACATCAGAGAATGGGAACGTACTAAAAATGAAATAATACCAACAAGAGATATACAGCTTGTAGATCGAAAAGTTAAGCAATTAAAAACAGTTGTACCTGAAATCACAGGTAGCGGTATTTCGACTTTAGTTAGCCCTAATCAATGGCTGTCAGGCTCAATGTGGGATTTAGTTGGTTTAAATTTTGAACCTGATCCCGATCATGATGCTTATATAAGAGATTTTCTAGGCGGCAACACTCTTTTAAGTAAACCAACTAGTTTAATTTACTATTTAGAATTATTGTGGTTTATAAAAACAATGAAATGGCTTGGTTACTGGGATAGTATTTTAGTATGGCCTCTTAAAATTTATCAATATAGAAATTTATACTCGGGTTCAGATCTCTCGTTCGTAAAAATTAGAGCTTTAGGCGGGGGTGGTGTAAACAAAGTGCATAGTAAAGATAATGCTCCTGAATTTGGACATATTTTAAATTTTTATTATAACACAAGCGCTCAACCGGAAAGAAATCAGTTTACTGTGCAAGCCTTGTCTGCAGGTGGTGGTATGCCTTTATCGCGAGGATCTGTAACCATACCAGGATTTCGTCCTGTAACAGCTTCTTTAACACCACCTCTAACTTGGGAAAACGGATTTTTCTTTTATGCATCTTTATATACTCCAGCTCAATTAACTTTGCAGGAAATATTAGATTCCCGGGACGGTCAAACTAATTACACACCATGGTGGAGAAGATCGTTTCTTTCTCCCGCGGCAAACGATTCTGCTTTAGTATATAGCTTTGCACCAACTGCAAATATATCCCCGCGCTATCAATCTCAAAGATATTTGCCTACTACTTCGGGTAGAAGGTACTATCCACCATCTCACCCCCATCGACCTAATCTGCATAGTATGAGATATAGAAAAAGTGATTTTTGGGAAAGAGATAGAAATACATTTAAAAACGGTCTTATAAATTGGGATTATTGGGAATCCCGCGGAGACCCTAACTTTTATGAATGGCCTGTGAGAGGTCAAGAATGGATAAACCATTTACAGTATGTAAAGGTTCGAAATACTGATAGAGCAGATTTAAGCTCATGGAAGCCGATATGGCAGTTTTACAATATTTCAATGGGACAGGTAAATACTGCAGTAAACGATCCTTATTTTAACAATAATTTAACAATACCTGAGCCATATTATGATGATGTTACAACTACTTTCGATTGGACGAGAAGAGGTCCTCTTTACGGATATACAAATTGGAGAGACATTAAAGTCTCATATCTTTCCGGAGACAACACATTTAATAATGAGGATAGTTTATTAGTAAAATTTTTTAACCCAGGTGAATATAATACAGGTGTGCCTCCCGTGACAACACTATCATATAAATATAAAAATTTCTGGGTAAACATTGATAGTTACAGTACTTCTACAAGAACATTACGAGTTTCATCTTCTTGGAGTAAACCTCGTTTAGGTTATATAACTGGTACTAACGATCAATTCGCTACAGAGATACGTATTTTTAATGCTCAAACGGGTACTTACCATACCGGTAAAGTACAAAGCATTAATAGGAATATAGAAACTTCATGGGCAGGTAAAATAGTAGATATAGTTTTACAGACAGATGTTATCGGTCAAGACATTACTACACCTGGTAGTCGTGTTTTTATAAACACACCATCTCTTAATGAAGAAGGCGGTACATATGTAAGAGAGTGGGATTCTATGCATAACTTTTCATGGTATGTTGGTAATAATGTCGATGCTAACTTTTTTAGAAATCGATCACTACCGAGAGACGCAACAGATTCGCGCGCTCCTGGAGGAGATGCAGCTGGTGGAGGTTACCCACATAAAGCAGAAGAGTATTTAGATCAGGGTCGATCTGCTGAAGACTTTTTAACTCCTCATTTTGTGTTTAATAATACGCTGTCAAGTTTGAATAACACGATATCTAGTGTGTATATTTGTGGAAGGTTTTTAGGTAATTTTGATACTTTTAACAACTTTACAGACCAGCGTGTAGAAATTGATAATATACGTTTAAATAATCCAGGTCCTATTTACGGTACGTTAGTTATTGAAAATACAGCAAACGGTGCTGGTATGGTATTTAGTGTATTAGATATAATTCCTGAAAAGCGTTATCGTCAGATAAAAACCCGGGTAGCAAATTTAAAAAGTGTTTCTGCACCAGTAGATAGATATTATACATATTTTGCTGGTTTTGGTACAGATAGAACCGCTTTTATGTCTCTTGCAAGTGCAGGTGATTTACAATTTTATAGCGGGGAACCTGACCCGCCAGGTTTATGGATTTCGAATAGTGTTTATAAAAATGATTGGAACGGTCAAGTAACTCTCTACTCTGATAGAGACCCTATACAAAACGTTCAATTTAATTCAATTTCTGCTACTTTAGATTACCGTAACGCATATGAGGATAGAGGCGGAGCTGGACCTTTTAGCTTTAGTAATTTGTTTGGAGACAGATATAACAGAAACAACCCTCACGGCTGTGATCGTTTATCTGGTTATTGTCGCTTTTTAATGTTAGGTACTACATCGTTTAGCGACTTATGTGCTAATAACTTTTTAAAAGCTAACACAATGCATAAAGCTATAACATCCTTTTTTCTTGAAACCAGTGGTTTTGATTTGACACCTGATATAGGTATAACACAAAATATAGATTTTGTTATATCAGAACCCGACTTTGGAGTAGAATAATAATAACTTATGTTATTTTAATTTCTAAGATTCGATCGTAAAACTGAGATGGTAAAGTATTTTTAATCTTAAGCTCTTTAAATAACTCTTCTATTTTTTTATTTTTACCAGCAAGTGTTGTTAGGCGATAATCAAAAAACATAACGTTATCTGTTGAATGATATTCTGTTTTAAATGGAAAAGGTATTTCTAATGTCTCTCTATGACCTTTTTCGGTATATATTATAAATTGTATACAAAAGTGAGCTCTTTTATATAGAATAAGTCTTCCTTTTTTGAGTATTTTTTGACCGAGACTAAATTCAATATTACTTTGTAAAGAATTGCTAAAGTAATTTTCTTCAGGTATAAAATCTGTAATGCTAATGTTCATGTATTAATAATCTGAGCCTTTCTTTGAGACGTCATTGGTAAAATACTTTCATTAAAATATTGCCAAAATTTGTCAGCAGGTGTTGACTGTATTATAGCTATTACTTCAACTTCATCACAATTTATCATCCTATAATCCTGTAAAAATATATCCCATGTTTGTATTAGATTTTTTGCTGCAGGGTTATATTTTAACCCTGCACCAGAAGGTGGTTTATAATTTAAAACTGATGTACCTAAGGCAGATTTTAAAAGTAACATATCATTTGTACACAACATACGTCTATGGTCTCTAAAACCTGGCTTTCTTATACGACGACGAAAACGAAGCTCTACGACATTTTTTTGTAATAGTAATGATAGTGCACTTCTACCTAGTCTCATTCTGTTTTACAATAGGTTTGCAAATACCAAAAATTCTATGCTCGTTTAAAAATATGCTCATTTTACCATTCTTTTGAATGGCCTGTAATCCGCGGTCACCAGGAAACATAACAATGTCCCCAACTTTGACTTGTTTAACTTCTGGTCCAGCAAGATTAACTTTAGCAACTCGCCAAGATCTATTATCAACAACTTGATTGGGTAGAATAATGCCGTTTCTTATTAAGCTCTTACCATCTTCAGCAACATCAACATATTCAAGCATTATGACATCTCCAAGAACTTCAGTTATTTCATAATCTTCAGGTAATGGACAATCTTTGTAAGCGTCAACTTCTATTAATCCGTTATTTTCGCGAGGCAATATAGGTGCAATCATATTACTAATTTAAGGTATTTGTTTTGTAAGTTCCAGCAAAGCACGAGCTTCTCTTGTAGATATTTCTTTGCTAATAGCAATTTTATTTATGTTATCGTTATCTTCTTTTGTGGATTGTACTTTCTTAATATAATTTAAACGAGGTAAAAATTTCAATTTAGGAAAAGAGACAAGTAAGAACTTATAATGTTGTTCTTTATCTAAACTACTATATATGTTAACAGTTTGATTTAAAAGATAGTTGACCTGTGGAGACATAAACGACAGCCACCTATTAATCAAGTAAGGAATGTAGTCGTTTAGCGCGAGATTACCTTTTTTGTTAACTACAAGATCCTTTAAGTAGTCAAATAACATTGCCTACACAATTGTTTTTGTTGTAGCAATAAAGATATCTCTGGTTAAAGAATAAAACATTTCAATTACATGCTTAGTAAACTTCTCAGCCTTTTCGTCATCAAGGTTTGTAGAATAAGCAAAAGCAGGTGCTTTATCTCCTGCCTTAATATTAATCCCAAAATGAATTAGAGCAGCACCATTAACTTCGCACGCGATACTAACAGATGCTTTTTTATATTCTTCCCCGTCTTTAACCATGATATCATCTCCATCAACGTAACCTTCAATATTATCCAAATACTGACTACATAATAGAGATCCAACCTGTGCCATAAACAAACGCTGAAAACATACACCGCTGTATAAATTTTGACCAGGTAGCTCAATCAAAAAGTTAATTGCATCATCGCTGTAAATAAAGTCTTGATTTAAAGCATCTTCAAGATCAATCAGGTTATCAGTAACCTGCATAGGAGCTCGAAACGCTACAATATTTCCAGTTGGCAATACTCTATCTCTGAAAAAGCTATAAGCAAAACGTTGATGAATTTCTTTACCCGAATAGATGTCTTTTTTAATGATCATAATAATAAAATATATTAAAAATTATAATTTGCAATACACGTCTTTAAATCTTTTTGAACTTTCTTCCCAGTCTGCTGATAACATACTATCACCAAGTCCATAATGTATAATAGAAATAGGTATTACTCCGATTGAAACATTGTTTTTAACACACTCTAAACAAAATGCCATATCATAATGATGCCAGTTAAATACTTCATTAAATCGAGCAGATGTATTTAAAATTTGTTCTATATTAACAGCTACAAATACCCCATCTACAATTTTTGCTCGACCTTGTGTGGGGCCAAAAGCAGTTGTCCAAATTTTGTTATCTTTTATATGAGCAACTTCTCCAACAAAACTTTTAGGATCTCCCATTAAGTGCCACGCTGCTTTTTCGGCTTTTGATGAAACAGTTTGAGTGCCTGCTAAACCTGTTACTACATATGGAGATTTTCTTAAGTGTTCTACTAAAAATAAATCCCGTATAATAACATCATCGTGAATAAAAAGTACTATACAATCTTTATACTCTTCTGTTATAAACTTATTATATGCTTTTGATAAACCTTCTTGATTATCTTTTATAATATGAAAATCAAACTCGTCTCGATCGTAAAGTTTGTATAATTTATCTAGACTCTTAGCTAAAGGTCTTTTTTGAAACTCTTCTAGAGTTTTACATCTTGTAGATGTAACCAAATAAACTTTTTTCTTCATAATATAAAATACGGGTTGTTGTAGTTAAAAGTTTGATACTCATCAAACTCTTTACCATTAAACTTATAAATTATCCCATCCTTTTCAACTACAGTTGAACCATCAAAAGCTACAGAACTAAAACTATCTTTATCCATATGTAAAGAAGAACCTGCTTTTACTAAAAATATTTCTGATTCTTTTGAATTGTAAATCCACGATGTTAAAAGGCCTTGATAACGTTCGTAAGTTTTAGCTATATCACATTTCCAGCACAAATCATAAGGAACCATTGCGGTATCTACATTAAAAGCTACTCCTGTAGCAATGGTTAAAAGCTCTTTATAGTTTTGAATAATTCCATTCTGGGCTACAAACCAATTTTTGTAAGAAAAGGGGTGAGTTGTATTTAGTGAAAATTTTTGTTCGGTTGTGTTGGTTGGTGCCCGAGAATGAAACATACAAAATAGAATATTTTCTTCTGTACTGCTCATCTCTTCTTTAAGGTAATTTAACTCAAATACTTCTTTTTGTTTTAAAACCTTAAAGTGACTTTTTGTTATTCCAAGAAAACCTGAAGACTGGTAACCACGATCAAGACCCGCTTTATATAAGTTAAAGCCTTTCTCTAAGGAAACCGAACCTGATATTGCGCACATTACTCTAGTATAGGCTTACAATTGTACTTTTTCCAAGGAACATCTATAGCATACGGGACTGGATCTATATAACCTGCATCTATAAAGCCCTTAATACGGGCTGAACAAGCAGGGCATATACCACACGCAACTTCTCCACCATTATAGCATGTTAATGTCTTATCGAAATTAACTTTTAAATCTATACCATAAAGAATAATATCCTTTTTTGATTTATCGATTAAAGGTGCTTTTACTTGTATTGTGTTTTTTCTATTTAAACCAAGAACATTATTATATTTTTCTAGATAATCTCTCGTACAATCCCAATATCCAGAAGTATCATCTGCTTGAGCTGCACCATAAAATATATCTTGCGCTTCAATTGATTCAGCATATCCTGCAGCAATTGATAACATTACTGTATTACGATTAGGTACATAAGCAGCTGTCTGTGCTTCTCCAATTACATCTTTAGTCTTTGGTACATTTATGTTTGGATTCGTTAATGCTGACGCAGAAGCTAGATTAGCATAAAACCCTAAGTCAACAACCGTATGTTGTTTTAGTTTGTTTTCACTATCTAAAAGATGTAAATCTTCAATATAATTTATAGCTTTATTAATCTCTAATTTATGCCGCTGTTTATAGTTATAAGTCAAACAATATACTTCTTGATAATTTTTAAGAGCGTGATGCAGTATGACTGTAGAGTCCATACCGCCCGAGTAAATTACAACACATTTAGACATTTGGTTATTCTAAACTACTTTTATAAAAAATCAAATTAATAAGTTATAGAAGTTAAAAGACCCTGAACAAACTGCATTTTAAATGGTTCAGAACCGTCTCCTGACATTGCACAAAGAGTTGTTGTCATTACATTTGCCGGTAATATAGATGTTAATACATTTATTATTGTAGATCTATTAGTAGTATATGTTGCTCCTGTTTTAGTTTCTATAACAAGAAAGTCATTTTCAGGATCAATTTCTGAACTTAATGGTAATTCGTGTATACGGACAGACATTGTATATATTTAAGCGAATTAGCTTTTAGACCTTTTCTATTACTATTAACCCGTCTCCGTAGCCTCCTGAATAAGGATCTTTAAATTTATAACGATAGTTACTGCACTTATCTATTAATTTTATGCATTCATTAAAAGTGCCGTGTACTGATATAAACATATTACCTATCATAGAATGTAAGTTATTTTCATAAATTTCTTTTAAAACATATATTTCTGAGCCCTGTACATCAAAATGCAAAATATCGACATACTCAATATTATTTTCTATTATGATATCTTTTAAATTTAATGGTGTAAGTTTTTCAGATGCATCTGGTTTGTTTTCACCACTATGAATAGGTGTGCCTGAATACCCATGATAATATACTGCGTTTGGAAATACATCTTTACATGCTTTAATTTGTCTATCTAAAATATCCGTGCATACATTTAAGCAATTACCATTAAAATAAGCATTAAATGCTTGAGAATATGTTGGTAAATGACCGACACCTAACTCAATCATTACAGGTTTTTTTGTTTTAATTTTGTCAACAGCTTCTATAAACAAATCAATCTGTTGTTTTTCAACATTATAATAAAAATTAGTATCTAAAAATACTTTTTTGATCCGTTCTTGTGAAGTCATATTAGGCCATACGTATTTATTTTAGTGTAAATAAATGTCAAATTTTTATCAAAAAAAGCATAAGTAATAATGTGAAGACCAAATTTGAAGCTTTATTTGAAGAAACATTTTTATCCGCTAGACAACAACAACAAAGTGTTCCGCCCGACGAGGTAGACGCTGTACAGCCAGACTCTTCACCAGATGTTTCTGTTGTTGCTGTACCGGGCCCCACTATGGCTGACGCATCTGATGTGCCTTCTTCAATAGGTTCACCTGAGAATGTTCCAGGTAATTTAGAAGATGAAGCTGAAGAAGATAATATGGCAAAAGCTAATTTATTTGCTTTATATTCTGATGCAAAAGAAGTACATAACCTTATACAAGGTGGTTTTCATCCAGAAGCTTGGATGATACAAAAAATAGCTGTATGTGCAGATAATTTAGCAGCTGTTTTAAAAGCTGCTCGCTACGAATCAGCTGCTCACGTTAGTTGTGGGCACGAAGGAATCTAATACTTAAAAAATATTTGCTGGTTTTCCGAGGGGGTTCTTATACACTAGGTGTATGAATTGTGCATCTTGCTACAATCTAATTGAACAGGAACGTTTAGTATTAATACCTCATACTCAAGTCTGTAGCAACTGCGCACGACTGTATAATGTAGGAAAAAAGAAAAAAGGCCATATGATTTTTGGTCATAAAACAGGAGCTGAGATTCAAGTCTTAAGTCATGATTGTTTCGAATCTCAGAAGAAATACTGGACTCCTAACGGTGCTAGATCTGCCGTGAAGAATTTCTCAAAGTCAATTTGTTCATAATTAAGTCTTTGTTTTTAGCATGAAAAAGATATTGCGTACCAATAAGGGTTCCGTTAATATATTAACAATGAAAGTAATCAAAGCCAACAATCAATTCGTTCGCGCTGCGGACGTTAAGATCCCTGAGATCTACAATCGTCGTTTCAAGACTGGCGAAGAAGACCTCGATGCTCTCTTCGGCGGTCAGGGCTTTCTTCCGGGAATGTCCTTTACTCTCGCTGCTGGTCCGGGAACGGGCAAGACTACGCTTTTGATTCAGATGCTCGAAAAACTTGAGCAGACTGGCAAAAAAACTGCGTATGTCTCGGCTGAAGAGTCTGTTGAGCAGCTAGCGTTTACCTGCCAGCGCTTGGGTGTTACTCAAGTGTCTGTTGCTAATCTAACTGCCATTGAGGACATCTTCGATGCCGTCGAGAGGCATAAGTTTGACATCGTCATTCTCGACTCTTTACCGGCTTTGACTTCGCGGAAAAAACTGCGTGGTCGTCGTCTGGAAGAGTATCTTTCGAACTACATCGTTACGAAAGCGAAAGAACTCGAGGTTGTGACGGGCGTCATCCTTCACTTCACGAAGACGGGCACTTACAAGGGCTCGACCCTACTTCCGCACTCCGTTGACTGCAATATTGTCATGACGAAAGCGAAAGACAATCCGACTGTTCGCGAGATCGACGTAACGAAAAACCGGTTCGGTGTCGCAGGCTATACAGCCTTCATGATGACTGAGCGCGGGTTTGACTTCCAGAAGGTTGAGGTCGTTGAGGGAGATGCTGTCCCGAACAAACGTGGTAAAAAGGCTCAATATGTTGAGGCTATCACAAACGCTCTTAAAGAGAACGGTCAGATTAACCTCAAGACTGCTACTGAGCTTTTAGGTTGCTCTGTCAAGGCTCAAAACATCCTTCGGGAGCTGACTATGACCGGCACTGTTATTAAAAACGGCCGTGGACAAACCGCGATCTGGACTACATAATATCTATATGAAGGTCGAGCTTAAGAGCGTAACAGTACCAGTTAGTGAGTTGCAAGATAAAGGGATTAATACCGCAGAAGACTTTATTGTTTATTGCGCTCGAGTATCTAATCCCTCTAATCAATTCAATACCGAAACAAATGAGCGTCTAATTGCATATTGTATTAAACATGAACATTGGTCTATATTTGAGCAGTCGTTTTGCACATTTGAGATTGTAACATCGAGAGCTATTGCAGCTCAGATATTGAGACATAGATCGTTTACGTTCCAAGAATTTAGTCAGCGTTATGCTACCGCAACAGAGCTTGAAGACTTACATTTTCGAAAGCAAGGCAAAACAAACAGACAAGTTGGTGATGAACCGTATGAGCTAAGCCGAAACTTAGATGTAGCTGTTCAAGTGCATGAAGCACAGCAAAAATGTCTTAGTGCATATAAAAAGTTAATTGAAAGCGGGGTAGCTCGGGAATGTGCACGTATGATCTTACCTCTTAACACCCAGACAACTCTCTACATGTCAGGATCAGTTAGATCTTTTATACATTATTTGCAACTAAGAACAAAAGAAGATACGCAGAGAGAACATCGAGATGTGGCTCTTGCAATGAAAAGTATCTTTATTGAAGCATTTCCTACGATTGCAAAAGCCTTAGAATGGTGTTAATATATTAAACATTATGCACGGACGATTCCCAACACTCAATAAGTATTATTTAACAAGTGAGCTGTTCCCACTTCTATCAAAAGAAGAAAAGAAAAATGTATATTTTCCTTCTAAGGAACAACGTTCTAAGAAAGTAACGAAAAGAGATCTAAAACTATCTCGTGAAGACGAAGAGGTATTAGAGAAATATAGAGCAAAATAATATGACACCTTCCGCTGCCGGTAAAGGAGACGATTATCGTCCAGTAAAGGTCTCAAAGTATGTTGAAAACTATGACAAGATTAAGTGGTCCAAGACTAATAAAAGACCAACAAAGCAGGTCAAAAATAAACTTGTTTTTGTTTATTAATTTGATTAAATATTAATAGCTCAAAAAAACTAAAAGATAAAGCTTATTTGTGGTTGTGTGACCATCGAATAAGCTCTTTTAGTCTTTCGAAAGCTATAACATGTTTGAGACAATTTGCTTTATACTCTTTTGTCTAATAGTTGGCTTACAAGCTATAAAAGAGTGCAATAAGTATCATTAGTATTAAATAATACTGATATGATTACGTTTTTAATATCTGTAGCAGCATTAACTGTTGCTCTTTATGTTCTTAAAAGACTAAACGATTGTCAAAAAGAAAATAAAGATAAAACATGTTGCAAAGATAAAAATTCAAAATAATATATAGTGTATGAAAACACTTCTTATTGTCTTAACAGCGTTTGCGATTACTGCATGTGCTTCGAAACCAACTCCGTGTAAGCCTTGCAAAAACGTTGTTTGTGAGACTAAATAATATATATGTCTCGCTACATACAAAACAAACAGAATAGAAAACTTACCCTTAAGGGCTGAGTTCTAAGACGTTTTGTTTTGAGACCCGGCCCTCGCAAGAAGGCCGGGTTCTTTTTTAGATCTTTGACAATTTATAATACGCAAGAAAGTAAGTATCTAACAGCCCAAGAAAACTTTCTTTTGCTAAATCTCTTACGACGAGGTTTAGTTAAAGACTGTTCTCCGGCTTTATAGAAACCTATATGTCCGTACATATTATAAACATATCCCAGATCATTTGCATATCTGAATGTGTTCATAACGTCAGTATTTATTCATTTAAAGCTTGACAAAATACGGATTACAGTTTAAATTTTCTTAAACTTTCAATAAAAAAAGGGTAGGTGCCAGAGTGGTCAATTGGAGCGGACTGTAAATCCGCCGGCTATAGCCTACAGTGGTTCGAATCCACTCCTGCCCATTTTATTTTAAAATTACCTCGTGGTG